GTGGATTCATACGACCAAAAGTCATCGCATGGTGAACTTCACCTTGTTTCGTTTCCTCTACTATTTCTAAAAACGATTTCATTAATCTCCGTTAGCCTTTCCGTCACCTTTAAAGGTAGTTAGTGGATCGCTAATTGAAGAAGGTCTCATTCTATGTGAAGCAAAAGTTACACCTTTGTGTTTAAAATGTAATGTAGTTCCTTCATGATGTACGGTAATATTTTTATGGTCGTGTAACTTATGATTCCAATGTTCACTAGGAACTACACTTTCATGTTTTAAACCACTACCTTCATTTTTTTTAGCTATATATGTTGTATGCCTAATATGTTCATGTCCAAGATGTTCCATTGGTGTTTTATTGGTTTGTAGAACATGAGTTTTGATATGTGCGACCAAATCATGTTTTGAACCTTTACTCAATACATCATGTGTATGTTTTGCTATTTTAATAGCTGTTTCTTTATTGGCATTAGTAACGTGCGACTTCATTTCTGAATTTTTTTTCATCATTGCAGAACGTTCTTTTTTATTTTTTGTATTTATCAGTTCAGGATATTTTTTAGCAATCTTTTTTCTATGTTCATGAACAATATGGTCAGCACTATAGTTTGCTTTCATTCCAGGATTAGATGCTGTAATATGTTTATTAGTTGTATCAGTAACTTTTAAACTAACACCATGGTATTTTGTTTTGTTGTTTTTATGTGAATGTACAACAATATCAGATGCATCTTCTTTTTGTCCGGCTTTTATACCAGTAGACCTTTCTGTATCGCCTGGTTTTGAAGTCCAATGCACATCATGGATTTTTCGGCCAGATTTTTCAATGTGTTTACGAACATCAGCTGCGGCTGAAGAAGCTTTATCATGTAATTTTTTATATTCATCTGGATGAAGTTGTGACTTAATTTTATCATGTACTTGTTTTGGACTATCTCCCGCTTTATCAGCGTGTTTTTCCATATGTTTTTTACCACGCAAATGATAACCTACCAATAATTCATGTAAAACTCCTTTTGAATTTGAAGTTATTTTTCCATTTTCTTTCACATGAGCTTTAGCTGCAGCGGTATCTCTTTTAACTACCTCGGTTATAGACTCATGTTGATTTTTTGACTTATGTGTATCTTCTTCTGGATGACCATAATAATCATTTTCATCATCAGGAAATTCTTCCTCATCATCACCATCTTCATTTTTTTTGTCTTCCGCTTCTAAACGCTTTATGTAATCTTCTATTTTTTGTTCTTGGGTTTTTGTCACCTCGGTAATAACACCGGATCTTTCCAAATAAATTTTTAATTGGATTGACATTTTTATTTCCTTACTTTTAATAGATTCTGTTTAGCAAACTCTGCACGATTAACCAATTTGGTTGGTTCTTCTTTACCATTATGTGTATGGTTCACAACAAATCCTTCAGGTTTAGATTTCTTACCATCAATATGGTGGTGATAACGACCTTCATGTGTTTCTAAAGAATTAACCAAAGCATTTTTGGCTTGATGTAAATGATGGTGTAATGCCAATAGATTCTCATAATGACCTTTATGCTTTTCAACATGAGATAATTCAGTATCACGTTGTTTAGTTTTTTCTGCCTTGGCTTTATCGGACTTTACCTTAACAATATTCTTTTCGTGTTGGCGTTGTAAATGTTCCTTAAACCCTTTAACATTAGGCACTTCATCTGTTCTTACAGTATGATTTATGTATGTTGATAAATGACCCGTTTCACCACTATGTTTTGGATGAATGGCATCATACATTTTATGGCCATGAGTGGTGTGTATGGATTTTGCTGCGGCCATATGCTTTTGATATGACTTTTCGTTTTCTTCTGAATGTTTTACTTTACTTGTATCATGTTCAGCACCATGTAAATGAACATCTGGATGTTCTTTGAATTTACTTAAATCTGGATGAGGAGAAGCTTTCATACTAGTCATCGCTCTATTAACATAGTCATGGCTATGTTTACTAGCATCAGGAATATGATACTCTTGATGTACAACTATACCAACTTTAGATTTTTTAACCTTATCTTCTTCTTTTTTGTCTTTAGGAGTATAAGTGATTGTATTTGGAGTAAATGATACAGCCTCATTAACATAACTCTCGCTTATAGTTTTTGTATCGGCATGGTGCATCAAATCACCTTGATATATACCAGTCTTTGGTGTTACTTTTGGTAGATGCTTTAATGCGTGTTTGAGTGTTTTTACTAAGCCTGGTGCGTGACCGTGATTTCTTTCAATATCGGCATTAGTATGATTAATCTTGGGGTCTTTATTGAAGGCTGATTTAGTGGCAACAAAGAACTTACCAGTTTTAGGATGATGTCCAAAAACTAATGATGGAGAACCATCATATTTCATTGTAAGATTGGAACTTTGTTTTCCTGCCTTGATATGAGCATGAGCTTTCTCTAAAGCTCCAACTGCGTGTTCAAAACCATCGTGGCCGTGCATTAATGGTCTATCTTCAGCATGGGTAATATGCTTTAATTGTCCACCTTCTTCAGATTCTTCAGTTAAAAATGACTTAAATGATAACATTGTTTTTCCTATTCTATTACAACAAACGCTTTGCCTGATTTATCCAACTGCCATGTATCACCATATAATTCATTTACTGCTTTGGCGGCACCTTTAAGACAAGGTGCATCATCAAACCAAATTACACCACCTTTAACCATCATCGGTGTAATATAATTAACCGAGTCTATAATAGACTTATACTGGTCACAATCTAGATGTGCAAATGCAATTTTAGGCATTTCAACTGCACTATCAGGAAAGATTCCCTTAAATACTTTTGCATAAGGTAACGCATCTCTTACTTTTTCAAAACTGGTATCACCAAATTGGCCAATCTTACAAATATCAATATCGTCTTTGTATGGAATACCCTCAAAAGTATCATACAAGTAAATTTCACGATTTTGTTCTTCAGCTAATTTTGTTAAATGTGACGCTGTTCCACCTTTATATACACCAACTTCAATAAAACAACCTTCTGGACAATCTTTAGCTTTACTAATCATTGCTCCAATATTTTTTCTATTTACTAGAGATTGTATATTCATATATGTTCTGGTGAAGCTTTTCGTTAGATTTGCAATACACTTTGATTGCCGTATTTCTTATTTATACAACTTTTAATATCTTAAGCTGAAACTTTCAAAAGATTGGGTTAGATACATAGTCAAAAAATTATTCCTTTTTTGAACCAATCACAGTCAGGATATTGGGGTAACTATCTACTGGTTTTCTAACTACATCTTCTGGATTGCCAATATAGTCTATTTTATAATTGGCTGCGATTAATAAATTAATAATCCCATTAGAATCAAAGTGATGGAAGTGTTCATTCTCCCTACGATGTTTCCAAGTTCTAAACCATTCAGAACCTAAAGATTGATGAAACCAAGGTACTGAAATAACAATACTTTTTACCTTTTTAATCTTTAGAAACTTGACCAAATTACGTTGGGTTAAGTGTTCAATAGAATCATAGAAAGTCATTACATCAACATTCAAATTATCAGGCATTATTGTTCTTTTTGATCCTAATGGTGTAGGGTAATCTGAAATATCATAACCATAGACATCCTTTTCTTGTTTGACACAATATGACATAAAAGAACCATTACCATAGCCAAAATCACAAATACTATTAAAATCACCAAGAGTATTTGTTATAAGATTATATCTTAATTCAGACATAGCATCATTTGTACCATAAGTGTCATAACTATTTTTAGAATAATCTGATTTATATTCCGGTATCGAACCAGTTTGAACAGATTGAAACCAATGACCTGTAGCTAATTTCTTATAGTTTTCTATCATATTTTTTCACCAACAACCATAAATGAATTTAGTAAATCTTTTTCGGAATTAAACACATATCTATAACCACTATCATTCATACAATCAACAATAGTTTCTGGAACAAATACATGAAGATGTTTACGATTGTTCCAAGGTCTCCAATATTCTTGGCTATAGTGTGGTAAATATAGAAATAGAATACCA